ATATGAAGTCTATAATAGACTTGTCGTTCATCCCTTCGGGGACGCAAGTAAGTCGCGGAACGGAGCGTTCATCCCATGATTGACCTATTACTTTATTCATCCCTCAGTTGTCCAGATGCTGATGCCATAATATTACGTATTGAGGCACATGAAAATCTGAACGCAGAGTGGAAGGTTGAACTGGTTGAGACCGTAAAGGAATCTGTACCAGATTGTTATCCATGGGACGCAAACGACTGAAGGAACGGGAAAAAACGGATCCTGCGTAAGCAGAGAAGGTTAATTTTCACCCAACTTCAGGAGTAAACAAATGAACACACTCACACTGATCAAAAAGCAAATCGAGAAAGCAGCACGTCTGCATGACGCACAGATTACCCACACCTCATATCGTGGTGTTGAGTATGACACACGTTGTGTAGAGTCCAAAGAGGCTCATGGCACGTTCTGCTATCGTGGCAAGACCTACACTAAGTGATTGCCAAACCAATTGAATAGTGTTAGGATGGGAGGGTTACCTCCCATTTTTTTATGGAAAGAGATAAACTTAAACTGATAGTAAAGAATTTAAAACTGTTGGTTGAAGCTCTTGAATCGGAAGTATATTCTGATCCTGATGCTTACACTGACAAACGGGAGAACTTTGATGATCCCATTCCTTACCCTGTTGCAGATTACGACGAAGTATTTAATGACGATGACGGATACCCTGACTAAACTGATTAGTGTCACCCCAGACGCAGAGAAGCACATGGCCTATTGTGCCCGTGTGTCGAATCCAAATAACCAGGAGAATGAGAAGTTCTCTGGATTGTTGAAGTATTGTGTGAAGCATCAACACTGGTCGATCTTTGAGCAGGCATATATGACCTTGGAGTTGAATACCACCAGGGGAATTGCAGCTCAAGTGCTTCGCCATAGATCGTTCACATATCAAGAATTTTCACAACGTTATGCTGATTCTTCCCTACTCGCGGAGGAGATCCCTCTACCTGAACTACGCAGACAAGACACCAAGAATCGTCAGAATTCTATTGATGATATTGATGCGTTTACCCGCCAAGAGTTCCAGATCAAAATGCAACAACACTTTGAAGCAGGAATGAAACTCTACAAAGAGATGCTTGATGCATCGATCGCAAAAGAGTGTGCTCGCTTTGTACTCCCTTTGGCATGTCCCACAAAAATCTACATGACCGGTTCAGTTCGATCATGGATTCATTATATCGATTTGCGTTCTGCTAATGGTACGCAGAAAGAACACATGGACATTGCTTTAGGTGCAAAGAAGATCTTCTGCGAACAGTTCCCTGCCGTTGCGGAAGCAATGGAATGGAATTCATAAATAAATTTAAGTAAAGGATTGAACGTTTATGCCAACGTACCCTGTTATTAATAGAGAAACAAAAGAAAAGAAAGAACTCAGTATGTCTATGAAGGCATATGCCGAGTGGAAAGAAGAAAATCCAGAGTGGGATAAAGACTGGTCAGCAGGGTGTGCTGGAGTAGACACAGAGTTTAGATGGACAGGAGAAGCAAAGTCCAGTGGTTGGAACGAAGTTCTGGACCGTGCATCCAAACAACCGGGTGCCACGGTTCGGAAAAATCGTGACTACTCCTTCTAACTCTTAACTCCAGCTTATGCCCGCAAAAAGAAAGACTCAAACCGTAGTCCCATTCGGGATGTCCAACAAGCAAATGAAAAGAAAAAAACCAATCAACTCAGACTTAATGAGGAAGATTGAACCCCTGACAGAAAATCAGGAGGAACTCTTCCGATGCTATAAGAACGATCAAAATCTTGTAGCATATGGTGCAGCAGGCACGGGTAAGACTTTTATTACCCTCTACAATGCTCTCAAAGACGTTTTAGATGAGAAGACACCGTATGAGAAGATCTACCTTGTCAGGTCTCTTGTAGCAACTAGAGAGATTGGTTTCTTGCCTGGGGACCATGAGGATAAGTCTTCTCTTTACCAAATTCCATATAAGAATATGGTAAAGTATATGTTTGAGATGCCTACAGACTCCGACTTTGAGATGCTCTATGCAAATCTCAAATCACAAGGTACTATTGGTTTCTGGAGTACATCTTTTATTCGTGGCACAACTCTTGACAATGCTATTATCATTGTGGATGAATTCCAAAACTTGAACTTCCACGAACTTGATAGTATTATTACAAGGATTGGACAGGACTCTAAAATTATGTTCTGTGGTGATGCTACTCAGTCCGATCTTGTTAAGTCTGCAGAGAAGAATGGAATTGCAGACTTCATGAGAATTCTTAGAACAATGCCATCCATGGACATCATTGAATTTGGTGTTGAGGATATTGTTCGTTCGGGACTTTGTAAAGAATATCTAATTGCAAAAACGGAACTTAATCTATGAACTTTATTCATCATAATTATCTCGGTGAACTTGAACTAAACAAAAAGGAAACAAAAGGCATCCGTCTCTATAATCTTCCAAATGGAGAATGGGTGCCTTCCATTACGTCTGTAACTTCTTTCTACAACCGACAGATCTTTGTCAAGTGGCGGCAACGTGTAGGAATTGAAGAAGCAAATCGTATTACAAAGAGAGCAACCTCGCGTGGAACAGACTTCCACGAAGCAGTTGAAGTATACATGCGGAACAATAAAATCAATTGGGATGAGTTTAGACCTCTGACCAAGTTTATGTTTCATCATGCCAAACCATATCTGGACAAGATAAATAATATACACGCCATAGAAAGGACACTCTATTCTGAGTACCTTGGTTTAGCAGGTAGAGTTGACTGTATTGGTGAGTATGAAGGTGAACTCGCAGTCATTGACTTTAAGACATCTGAAAAGATCAAACCAGAAGCATGGTTGGAAAACTATTTCGTTCAGGAAATGTTCTATGCTTCTGCTTACTATGAGTTAACTGGAATTCCTGTCAAAAAATTAATCACTATTATGGTCACACCTGGTGGTGATGTAAAGGTGTTTGACAAAAGGAACAAAGGGGATTATATTAAACTTCTGGTTCGTTATATTAAAGAATTTGTACATCACAATACTGGGTCAGAGAATGGGGAATGAACTAGAAAAAGCACTAGAGAATAAGTTTTTCTGTCCCTCTCGTTTTGCACATGAGATCGAAACTCTTGTTCTTAACGATGAAAAGATGAGTTACATTGATGCTATCATTCACTTCTGTGAGCAGAATAGTATTGATTTGGAGTCGGTTCCGAAACTAATTCCCAAACCGTTAAAAGAAAAAATTAAATGTGAAGCTCAGGAACTTAATTTCCTTAAGAGAAGTTCCCGTGCCAAATTGCCCATTTGATTTCATTTTAGGGTGAAAAAAATCCCGGCAAAAAAATCCTTTTATTACTCTCTTGATGATGCCGTTTGATGCCTACAAGCAATACCTTTCTCTGAAGAATCACTTCACGAAAGAGAAGTATGACTACCATAAGTATTGTGGAAAAAGTCGTGCAACAGTTCAGTCTTTCTATAAAAGGAAAGATCGTTTCTGGTTTGAGAAACTAGCACGAAACAAAGATGACAAAGAAGTAATTGAGTTTTTCATATCTAACTTTATCACCTGCACTGATCCAAGTAAGCTTTGGATAGGAGAAATGATAAGAGAAGGTGAAGGTAGATATACTTCATGGAAGAAGAGAACTCAGTCACTCTCATATCTTTTCAAAGAGGAGACAGAGAAAGTCTTTTCAGATAATAATTTTGATGCTATGTTTTCCATGGATGGTTCTCGTCATCCAGATATTCTTAAATCATATCTGAGAGATGATATATCAATCGAGACCTTAGTTATTCTTGATAGAATACTTGGTTTCAGTAAAGATTGGAATAATAAATTGTCTGACCCAGTGTGGGAAACCGTCAATATGAGAATGAAGAAGTATTCTCCATTCCTAAATATTGAGGTATCTCGTTATAAAAAAATTCTTAAACAGGTTGTATTAAGGTAATGAGTTTTTTCGATTCTGATGTAGTCCGTGCAGAAATGACGGAGATAAGTGAGTTGCAAGAGGACGTTTATCGTAACGTCTTTAACTTCCCCTCTATGAGTAAGGAAGAAAAAAAGTTTCATGTTAGCATGATGGAAAAACTTCTTGATAAACAAAGAATTCTTTATACTCGTCTGAGTTTATCAGATGACCCTGAAGCAAAGATGATGAAGGATCGTATTATCGAATCCGCAACTATGATGGGTCTCCCACCCGACACTGACATGGGTGCTGTATTCAGTAACATGTCAAAAATGCTTGAAGTGATGAAGGATCAGATTGACAAGTCTGATACCGACCTGTAGAATACAGAGGTACACAAAAGCCAAATCCAAAACAATCCGAGGTAATCCGAATGTCATTCGCAAATCTTAAGAAGCAATCTTCGCTTGGTTCACTAACTTCCAAACTGGTTAAGGAAGTTGAGAAGATGAACAACACTAGTGGCGGTGGAGATGACCGTCTCTGGAAACCAGAAATGGACAAGACTGGCAATGGTTATGCAGTCATCCGTTTCCTGCCCGCACCAGATGGAGAAGAACTCCCTTGGGCAAAGATGTACTCCCATGCCTTCCAAGGTCCTGGTGGTTGGTACATTGAAAACTCCCTGACCACTCTTGGTCAGAAAGATCCTGTGTCAGAGCACAACCGTGAACTGTGGAACAGTGGTCTTGATTCTGATAAGGATACAGTCCGTAAGCAGAAACGCAAACTGTCCTACTATGCCAACATCTATGTTGTGCAGGACAAAGCAAATCCTCAGAACGAGGGTCGTGTCTTCCTTTACAAGTTTGGTAAGAAGATCTTTGATAAGATCATGGAAGCAATGCAACCTGAGTATGAGGATGAGACTGCCATCAATCCTTTTGACTTCTGGGAAGGTGCCAACTTCAAACTCAAACTGAAGAAGGTTGCTGGTTACTGGAACTATGATTCTTCTGAGTTCGCAGCACCTAGTGCTCTGCTTGATGATGACGATGCACTGGAAGCATTGTGGAAGAAGCAGTATTCACTGACTGCTCTGACTGCTGCTGATCAGTTCAAGTCCTATGATCAACTGCAGAATCGTCTGAAGATGGTTCTGGGTCAGAAGTCTGCACCACAACGTTATGATGAAGAGACTTCAAACGAGGAGGATGATCGTGGATCTTTCACTCCTGAGTTCAAGTCCCGTCGTCCTGAACCAACTGCTGACTTCAATGCACCTGACATCACTCCCACTAAATCGAAAGATGAAGATGAGGATGATGCTCTGTCCTACTTCCAGAAACTTGCTGAGGAGTGATGAGGTATAATCAATTGTGCTTGACACTTTTGGTCGTCGCAGCTTATGCTAATTTATTGGTAAAATAATCAACTATAAAGTCTGATATTATCACCCGTTTTTAAGGTTCTAGTCTTATATTGACTGGAACCTTTTTTATATGTCATAAGAATTTCAAGATCATCTAGTGCAATTTGAGTGTACCTTGGTTTTAATAGGAAAATATTTCTTCTATCTGTTTGTAGTTGTTCTTCATACTGATAGTTAGTTACTTCTTTGACTGGTCTTGATGTTTGATACCCACCATTGTCAAGATATGTGATACTATAATCTGATGGAACTTTAAGACCTGGTGTAACCATTACAACACCCAGACTATTCTTAGTTTCTACTGTTTCATAATGGTGTGTTGCATTTAAATTTTCATAAGTGCCATACTTTTCTAACAAGAATGAATCAAATCCTCTTTGAGTTAATGGCCATTCTGTTTGAATGTTTTGAATATTATTAGAAACTAAAACTAACCAATCAAAATTAGAATTACCATAGTAATCAAAGGCAACATTGTCAGGACGATCATCTCCTCTAATTTGATACTTTGTGAATACAGAAAGGTC